CTCCGTTGTGTGTATGAACTGACTGTCAGGGGAATAGACTCGGAATAATCCGAGACTAGACCTTGATACCTAGGAGGTAGGCGGTCCAGAAGATGCTGCTTAGCAAGAAGCTTCGCAGATTTCTGGTTCTTGGCGTTCGCGCTCTCGGCAAAAAACCGAAGCAACATTTGCCAACCGTCTATATTATGCTCTAGGGAAGGGGCCTTACAGACGAACACTTTGAACTCTACCTTTTGTAGGTACTTGTTCCAGCGTCGTTTTATAGGGCCCTGTTCTGTCGGTGTTAAACGTAGGCTAGGTGCTCTATTACTAACGAGCTCCTGACCAGGAATTGGTCCGTAAGTATGGACCAAAGCATCTACGATTGTATCGTAGACACGGTAACACTGTTTATCAAAGAAGGAATTCGCGTAAGCGATCCAACTAGAATAAACATCAGGCGACGGGGATGATGACCAGACTGTTCGAAGACGAACAGGAGTGACATTCTCGCCTTTGAAGGCATCCATGCCACATGATTCTCTAAAGAATCCACTGATGCAGCTCTTATCACGGTTAATCTTTAACCCAAATGATTCGAGCTGTTCGATCGCTTCTGCGGCAAAGGCCGTGGGGACGATCACGTCATCTCCATACACGTAGATACACTCTTGTGTATCCGCGTTTTGAGCTGCGGCGGTAAGAATCGCCCATATAGTTAACGCCATAATTGGGAAGCATAATGCTGAACCCATTGGCGCGAACTTGAGCAACGGTAATACCAAACCGTTTGGCAGCACAGTTGATGAGGACCTGCAACTCCACAAACACTCACATATGTGAGGTGGGAAGAGCAGACGAACCAGATCAAAAGAAACTCGGTCACTAGCCTCATTGAGGTCCAGTGTCGAGTAGCCTCCCGTTACGGACCCAACCAGGGCACCGCGACGGTTCGGCTCTTGATCTGTGAAGAACACGTTAAGCTTGGTCAGCTTATTATGTTCTACTAACTCAACTATAGCCTTCGCCAGGCCTTGCTGAACCCACTGGTAATCCACGGGTTCACACGAGATAAGGCGAGGACCGCGAGAATCTTTAGGCACGAGTACAACTCGTGCTGGAAGATCCTTATTACCGATTCCACTCAAAGTGGAGTCGATGCTGTCACAAAAATGTCCCAACGATGCGTAAAAATACTCATCGAGGGGGTAAACTTTTGTGATTTTCTCCGAGACGTTAGACCAACAGTACTTCTCCCAGAGTCGTTGCTTAGTTGCAACGGCGCCGGGTCCGTGCCGCGGGTAAATGTCTTTCGGGTTAAAAGACGAGAAGAGCCTCGATAAGAGGATCCTCGCTTCGCGTACTACATTAAACTTTGTCTTAGGCATACGCCTTCGACGGGGTAATGCAGTATCTTCAAACACGTGCCTGAGGTCGTCAAGCCGTTGAGTGATAGCCGATAGGTCGCCCTCCGTTCTTTCGAACTTGGAGACGACTTGTTGTTCTTGCTCATCGGTGTAGGGTAGCTCGTACTTGTAAAACAAGTAGCATAGCTGCCGCAACCACCTTACGCATTTTATGGACGGTTCCTGAAGAACAGTCCCGTCGGGATTGAAGACCTCCTTAAAAAGCTCACCGAACAATTTCGGCAGCTTACTACCTTTCATCGCCGTGAGGCGAAGATCGGAAGCGTTTAAGAAGTGCTCTCCAGTTAAGGCCTTATCAAGGGCCTTTCCCATACGGGGCAAGGTTTTCGTTAGAAAACCTATACCTTCAGATGATAGCCTATAGTGAACCCTTCTCAGGGTAAGCTTAAGGCTACTGCGGTTGAACACAGCTCCATCCGACATACAGATGTCGTGGAGTAGTGCAGCGATGATTTTACTTTCATCTAGGCTCCTGTGTAGTGCCATAAAAATGGAAACTATCCTAGAGCATGCATACACCCCACGATCCCATCTTTTGTAACAGGAATTTAATCACATGCGACTTCGCATTAGATCACCGTATGAACCCACTATCTCGAACGGCAAGCAACCAAAAGTACGACTTGTACCAGTGGTGGCCTTCATGGGACTCCCCATGTCAGGCTTCCTCCCTGAGGAAACCGTAACCAATTACGAGATAGCGAGACGCGCCATCGGACGCCCGTTTGCGGACGTCCTTGACGGCAACAATCAGTGGTCAGGATATATGCTCAGGGCACGTATTTACGTGCCGAGTACATCTATCTTAGTACCACCAACAGCTGCAAGTAACTTCGATTCGTATGACTTAGTCTTTAATGACATCAAGTATGCGACACCGGTCAGTTACGACGGGCCTATCTAGGCCATCACCAGCGATGAAGAGAGGGCGCACTTTTGTCATAGCAGCTTGAAGCTGCAGTACACAAAAGTGCGCCATGTTGGGTACCCTTGGACCAATGCTGACCTGGCTTTCGCCAGCGCTATTGAGCCACTGGAGAGTTCGTTGCCGGTTCAACCGACGTCGAAAACTCCATGGGGGTATGAACACCAACATCCTTCATTCGTAATTCCATGTCAGCTATGTGACACCCGCCGCCTGCTACTATTAGCAGGGCCACGGCGAACTTCACACAGCAGGAACTGCGTTTAGTCATAGGGTAGGGCTTACAGCCCGCCAGTGACTAACGCATTAGCGCCGTTCCCAGTGCAGTCATAGAGAATTGTCGTCGACGCGCCTAGGGAGGCGCAAAACGACAACAACTCCGCGACTACATTGGTCGATTCCGTCGATGCAGTCTGGGCACCCACAGGGGCGTCCAGCACTACATAGGCTGAAACCGTAACCGGCAACGTTGCATCTACACCAGACATGACAGTTTTGTCAAATCTGATGAGGGAGCGACGACGCCGATTGATGCCTGCACCGGACTCTTGATGGGATATCTTGAGACGGTGTGGCAGGTTCGGAGCTTCGCCAATTTGGCTAAACTCCGTACTACGTTCGCTAGTCGACAGACGGCTGAATTCAACTTCAGCTGCTGCCGCGTTCTTGATTTCATTCGTGTTAAGTGTATTACTTAGCATGCATTTCACTATGGTTAACTCCTCAGTCCTATCTGGACCGAGTCCTGTTAAAGTGCCTACGTCGTGATAGCACGAGAGCGGCACCGAGACTGAACTCACTGGGGCTCAGCCCGCTCGCGACAAGCGAGCTCCCGCTCGGAAGTCCAACGCATCGTCGATAAGACGTTTCGCGGACCGCCGGACGTGTGATACCTGTAAGGTACGAACCAGACTTACCCGAACCCGCATAATAGATCGGACTCTTAGATGAGCTCGAAATAAAGATGCGCCGGGCCCGCTGAATCGACCACAGGTACTGTAGTATATTTATCTTCGGATCCATAAGCCCAATCCTTTGATCGCTAAGCCACCTCGAAACCGAGATGACCCAATCGACCACAAAGGACCAAGGAATGGCGTTCCAGATAATCGCGGGGTTCAAATTCACCCCTAACGCATCCAGAAGACCAAGCAACCGAGCATTCTCGATTTGGTACCGGGTATAATTATAATTATACCTAATCTGAGCATGGAAGTAAGACGGCGAGTAGAACACAGTACGCTGATCAGTCACTAGAGCCTGCCAGAAGTACAGACCACCATCTGGTGGAACGTACGGCCAGTAGGACTCTATTCTAGTTTCGTCAGCATCTGTGAACTCGTTGAGGTTTCTGCCATAATGGCAAGACCTCACCCGTCCCGAACGAGCCACAAAGTCGTTTATACGCTTTTGTGTGTTGAGAATAGCACGGTAGATACCGGCTATATCTGATAGTAGAGGACTGATGTTAAACTTCCATTGAAGGAAGACATCAGACCCCACGCGGAGCGATTCACGTAACGGGACCCCTTTACGACTTATGTCCTTTAGGAGTCTTAAACACGAACCGATCGTCTTCGGAAGCGAGACAAAGTCCTTTAACTCCAAAACGGAGTTAACAAGACTCAGCTCTCCCTTGATGGTAGGAAGCATCGTTTGTAACGATTGCTGAACCAGATTATCAAGATTACCAGGAGGGGGCACGAAGCCGCCATCCTGACGAGGAACGAACAGAGCCGGCAGTCCACTATTGGACACACCGGGTGCGCCGAACGAGCCAACCATGAAACATGTCGAGGATGGCAGAGAACCCACATACAGTGCACCATTGCACGGATGTGGATATTCGCCTGTCACCCTTACCTTGCAGGGATACTCATCTGGATCGCAGGAGCGTTTATAATGCTCAAAGCTTTTCCACTGAGTCCGAGATCCTTCCGAATTAGGTGTGTAGTGCTCATCAAGGACCTGAATATCAGGCACGATGACGTACGCTATTTCACTTTGTCCGGGGCGGTCGGGGTTGGTCAACTCCATACTTTGGACTGACCAAGGACGCGTTTCATTACGACTGGTGTTCGTTTCTAACATACTACGATGGATGCTGAACGGATGTTCAACTTGAGGCTTGCGACGAACAGGGTCGCAATGCGGGTCAAAGTCTGGTTGGCG